TTAGCGGGCCATTTACGGGTCGCCAATAGAAGCAAAACCGTCCGGTGATGGGCTTTAAACCATAAATCTTGCCGTTCTTCCTTGTCCATGTCCGCGCCTTGGTCTAGGGCGGCATGGCAAGTAAAGCACAGGCTGGCAACCAGGTTGTCATCCGCTTTGACCGCTTTTCCCTTGCCGCCGCCCCAATTTATGTGTGCCGCGCACACCGTTCCATCTTCCGCGCCGCAATGTTGGCAAGCTATTGTCCGACAGGCTTCAAGCAAAGCCTTAGACCGAACATATTTATGTTTCGGGTAAAGCACGGAATTTAACCCCTTGTTGTGTCCCAAATGCCGTTGATAGTTCTATCATTTCGGTCATTTCGGCTACGGTCATATTGCTAGTACGCGCACCAAGGACAACAAACCCGCCCTCAATGCCTGGAACAACCTTTTGTTGTTTCAAGGCGGCGGTAAGCACATCTTTCCATTCTTCCTTGTGCAATTTGTTGCCGTACCAATCCACTTGTTCGGCAATGTCGGTCAGGTTTGCCCACATTAAGCGGTTTTGTTCGTTACTTCGCATCTATAACCCTTAAAGCCGATAAAGCCGCTTCCGGCCCATCAACCCGTGCTAGCGTACCACCCGTCCAATTTGCAAAAAAATCGTGTTGTAAGGCCGTTAAAGGCTTTTTAGGGCCGGTTTTAACTTCCATCAACATGGTGTGTCCTTTGTAGCCGACCAAAAGGTCAACCGGAAGGCCAATAATCCAAACGTAAGCGCCAGCGGCCCGTAGCGCCGTTATCACTTGGTCTTGGTTTGCATCTACCCTAGCTGCGTGTCTCATGCCGACATCCTTAACGCATCGCGGGCCATTTGGACAACCGCCACCGGTCTTTTTACACCGGCATCGTAATCGGCTAATATTTTTCGCGCCCAATCCTTCGGGTCTACCTTTGGCCCCATCCGAAAACCAGTAAATTTTGCCAATTCTTGCTTTACCCGTTCGGGGTCGGCGGGCGGGCTAGGCAATTGCGGCCTTTCCACCGCCGGTGCTTGGTAGCAAAGGTTTTTAAATTGCACTAGGTTCGGCGGGCGTTCGGGTAAATGATTTAGCGCCCATGAAATCGACATCATGGATTCCTTGCTTTGCAAAAACCCCGATAGTCCATGCATCCAAAATGACTTGATTTCGTTTAGCGGGGCCGTTCCTAGTGAATTGTCCCAAGCGTTCCCGTAGGTAAGGGAAAGTCGTTCAAAAAGTCGGTCAATGGGCTGTGTCATCTTCAATCTCCATAAATTGCGTGGTTACGGTTTGCTGAGTTCTGCCAGTCATGGCTTCCCACCTAGCCCGTTTGAAATCGTAATCCTTTTCGGCAAAAGACTTTTGTTCGCCTTTGTCTTTCAACCAATCGGCTTTGAACCCTGTCCAGCCCCTAGCGCAGCAAGTCTCAAGTGCTACTTGTAAGCTCACCCCTGCTTTGCTGGCTTCCCGTGCTATGCCATCCAAGGCGGTTTGGGTAACTGCTGCGCGTTTGGCTTTACGCAAACTTAACCAATCCTGCCAAACAGAATCCGTCACGCCGCTAGGCGGGGCGACTGTATTCTTTTGTGTCTTGGGTTTTGTGTCTCGGGTAATGGGTAATGGGTCTTGGGTAGCATTGCTATCGGATTGCGGTTGCAATGCGTTCGCATCCTTTGCCTTTCCCCATCTAGCCTTGGCACTTTCGCTGGCCTTTTCAGACTTGATGCCTACCTTCAAAATTTCCTGAATGACACGCAAGTGAATCCAACCTTCCTCCCTGCATTCGAAATACTCTCGCAATACGCTTGCAATGCTTTCGCTATGCAAACGCATACGGACAAGCCTAGCAACATCGCCAGGGTCAATGGGTAAGGCTTTTTCGTGGAGGTAGCACCAGTCGAGCATTCGGCGATAAGCCAAGTCCTCAATTTCTGTCAGGTGCGCAGTGTGGGATTGATAATCACCAATGTTAAATTGGTAGTAATGCATGGCGTAAACCTTTATCACGGTTGTTATCACTAAAAAGATGCATCGGCAGGACGGTGATAAGTCGTCTTTTCCCCCGCTAAAGGTAGCCGTGCCCTAACTTTATACCACTTTTCCCGCTTCGGCAATCTGTTTCTTGAACTTGTAGCGCAGCACTTGCTCCCAGCCCTTTGGCACACCACGCTGCCGCCAGTTGCTCACCACGTTTTGTTTTACATCCAGGATGTAGGCCAAGCGACCCGTGCCGCCAGATGCCTTGATTGCAATTTCTAAAATGTCCATCCTAGCATCATATCACAATTGTGAGTGTTTAGGTGATAGATAAAATTTATCAGAAAGCAAAAGTCAATAAGAATTATTGTAAAAAAGTCTTGTACAGCTTCACATTTGTGATAAGATGCAACCATGCCGCAACATCCCGTAGCGGTCTTTTTAGGAAAAATCATGGCACATTTAATCGAAACAACAAACGGTAAAGCAGAAATTGCATACGCAGGGCAGACACCTTGGCATGGGCTTGGTCAGCAGCTCACAGCAGATGCATCTATTGATGTATGGCGCAAAGAGGCGGGGCTGGATTGGGAGGCAAAATTAGCACCAGTTATTTTTACAACTGATGGGCAAATTTACAGCGAAATGCCTAACCAAAACGTCATCTACCGTAGTGACACAAACACACCTTTAGGCGTGGTGACAGACCGCTACAAGGTTCACCAACCTGCTGAAGTATTAGACTTTTTTAATACGCTTGTACAAAGTGCTGGATTCACATTAGAAGTTGCTGGCGCAATCAAAGGCGGTAAGCGCATTTGGGCATTGGCAAATGTTAATCGGGAAGCGGTTGTTTTGCAAGATGATGCCGTGCGAGGGTACTTGCTACTCAGCACATCATTTGATGGTTTAACAGCTACTGTAGGACAGTTTACAAGCATTCGAGTGGTATGCAACAACACACTATCAGCAGCAGACCGTGAAAATTCACTAAGCAGGGTAAACCTAACCCATGGTGCAAAGTTTGATGCAAGCATCATGCGCGACAAACTTGGTTTGATTGTTGGCGGGTTTGACGGGTTGATGGACAGCTATCGCCGCCTTGCCCGTCAAGGTGTAAGCACCGAATACGCCAAGCAATTTACTAATGAACTTTTCCCTGCTGCATACAACCAACAGACCAATACATTCAAAGAATCACGGGGCTTTAAACGTGTAATGGAATTGTTTGATGGTGCTGGCATGGGCGCTAACAATTCTGGCGTGTATGGCACTAAATGGGGATTGCTTAATGCCGTGACGCAATACATTGACCATGAGCGTGGACACAACGTAGATACGCGAATGAACAATGCTTGGTTTGGCAATGGCGACCGCATGAAAACCCAAGCCGAATCACTCTTACTTGCTTAAACAAAACGGGGGCTTCTGCCCCCATTTAAAAAAGCTATCGGCAACACAAACATGATAAATTTATTTATTAAAAAAAGACTTGACGCACTTCACATTTGTGATATAGTTCACCCATGCCCTGAACTTCTCGGGGTCTTTTTAGGAGTAAACAGCATGAAAAAGATTGACACCATTCATTCCATTACTGGCAAGCCTCTTGGCGAAATTTATGCCACTAACAACTTGTTTGCTTTTAAGCATTTGGTGGCAGATGAGTTTCAAAACAACTTTCAAAATTGGAATGATGCTTATGACGCATTTCAAACATTCCATGCCGACTGGTTTGAAAACCAATAAAACCCAACGGGGCTACGGCCCCATCTTTTGCCCTAACGGGTCTTTTTAGGAGTAAGTAAATGCGCGACATACACGTTCTACTAGTTGAATTCCGCGAGGCACTATTGCGCGGTTTCATTCCCCCCCTTGAGATGGCAAAGTTGCTAAACGACATGAACTGGTCATTGACTAAAAACTTTCCCGACATCCACAACGGCCTGTCCGACAACTTGGACGATGTATCCGACAACCTTTGGACAGCAATTCAACAATTTGGGTCACATGATGAATAAAAAATTAGCAGACATCACGCTTGCCGTGTTTATCGGCATTTCTTTGGCTTGGGTACTTGTTTACGGATGGACACTATGAAAAACATTGCATCAGCATTAGTCAAGGCCCAGCGCGGCTTTGCACCGGCGTTAAAAACGTCTACAAACCCGCATTTCCGCAGCAAATACGTTGACCTTGCCGGTTGCGTGGAGGCTGTTGTAGATAGCTTAAATGCCGCAGGGATAGCCCTTATCCAGCGCACTAGCCAAGACGACACTGGCGTGACCGTGGAAACGGTCTTTGTCCACGAATCAGGCGAAATGCTTAAATGCGGCAAGTTGCACGTTCCCGCTAGTAAACAAGACCCGCAAGGTTACGGCTCGGCGCTTACTTACGCTAGGCGTTATTCATTGATGGCGGCTTGTGGCATAGCGCCGGAAGATGACGATGGAAACGCCGCTAGTCGCAAACGCGAAGTTGTAGAAAA